TATTGGTGCTGACACATCTGGTGGTAAAACATCATTTGCTGTAGATACCTTCGTTTACAATTTAATAAAGAATGCAAATGGAAATCCTGTTTCTATTCTTTATTATTCTTTTGAGATGTCTAGCGATATTTTATTTGCTAAGTTATTATCCTTACATATCTTTGATACGTATGGTGAAATAATAACTTATGAAGATATTCTCTCTTTAACAAAACCAATCACTCCAGAACAACTTCACTTTGTGAATATATCGAGAGATTGGCTATACGACCTTCAAACACATGTGACTATCTATGATAAAGCGCTTTCTCCAAATGGAATTTATGCAACTTGTAAAGAGTGGCTTAAACAATTTGGTCGTTTTGTCGAAATTGGAGAACACAGAGAAGAGTATATAGATGATGATCCCCATCGATACAAAGTAGCTCTAATTGACCACGTAGGCTTGATAACTGGGCCAGGGTCAAAGAAAGAGAAAATTGATCTTACCGTTGACTATTTTATTTACTTTAGAAATAAATGTTCCATGACTGGAGTATTTATTCAACAATTAAATAGAAATGCAAAAGCAATGGATAGAAAAACTAATGGATATGAACTTATTCAATTAGATGATTTTAAAGACACTTCAGGAACCACAGATGGTTCGGATGTTGTTTTAGCACTTTATTATCCATACAGGGAAAAAATTGCGAGGTGTGAGGGCTATCCTATACAAAATGTACTCAAGAAAAGATTTAGGTTACTCCAAGTCTTAAAGAACAGATATGGTATTGCTGATTCAAATAAAGGCTGTGCCTTTTATGGAGAAATTGGACTCTTTAAAGAGATTCCAAGACCTGATGAAATTGGTGATTATGAGCCATACTTATCACTAGATTATTTAAAACCAAATGAAGATAACAATGAAGACATGAACGTATTTAAATTTTAGCTATGGCAGAATTAGGAGCAATTGTCGGCGAGAGTGGATCAGGAAAGTCAACCTCATTGAGGAACTTAGATCCAAAAGAAACATTTATTATAAATGTAGCCAGAAAAGCTCTGCCCTTTAAAGGGCGTAAGAAAAATTATAAGGAACTGACTGTTGACCCAGAAACTCACAAATATGTGGGAAATCTGTACAACACGAGCAGTGTAGAACAGATTGCAAAGGTTTTAAAATTGATTGATAAAACTATGCCAAACGTAAAACAAGTTATTATTGATGATAGTCAATATTTAATGAGTTTTGAGGCAATGGATAGAGCTAGTGAAAAGGGTTATGAAAAATTTACTCAAATTGCTCAGCACTTTTTCTCAGTCTTAAAAGAAGCTATGGATATGAGAGAGGACTTGAAAGTATTTATTCTGACACATGCAGAAAATACTGGGGATAACTTAAATCCTAACTTTAAGATTAAAACAATTGGTAAAATGATCGACAACATGATTACTGTTGAAGGTTTGTTCACTTATGTATTATTTACAACAAGAATCAAAGATGATGATGGAGTTCTTCACTATAAGTTTATGACTCAAAGTGATGGTACAACCACTGCAAAAACGCCGATGGGATGCTTTGAAAGCAATCTAATAGATAACGATCTGCAATATGTATTTGCGCAGATGGATAAATATAACAACGACGAAGAATAATGAAACAAGTAATTGTATCTTTTAATTTTGATCCGGAAACTGAAGTAGTTTCTGAGGTTAAATGTGTGGTCGACGGTGTCGAGAAGAAAAAGAAGACTACGAAAAAAGTAAAAGACATAGAAGAGGAAATGGCAAGTGAGGCTATTCTTGTTCTTGAACCTAATAAAATCACTTTTAATAATAAAGCAGTTGCAGAAATGGAACTAGAATATGAAGATAGAGTGGTTATTAAATGGGAAAGACAAGGTAAGCAGATGATTCCAATTATTGGAAAAGATATTGCATTTGAAGAAGAGGGTACTGGAAACAAGATCACTAAAGCAAATACAATAACTTACAAAGGTAAAGCTAATGCAGTTCTTGCAGAAGCAGGATCAGAATTCACAATAGAATTAGTTAAAGAAGGAATTTGGAAACTAATTTCAACATCAGCACCTATTACTGCAGATGAGACTTTCACATTAGAGGAAGTTATCAAAGAGGCAGAAGATACTGAGCCAGACCTTTTAGTTGAAACAGATGAGGAAACAGAAATAGATGAATTACAATTTCAACTTTAATTAAACAATTATGAGTTTTTCATTCGCAACAACAGCAGGAGCGTCACAAAGTAGCGCAAAACCAAGATTAAGCGGAAACAATATTTATACAGTCAAATTTGATGGCTGTGAAATTCAAGATATAAAGGGTGTGAAAGACCCCAGTAAAGAATATAAAGTTCTTAAACTGAAATTTTCGAATGACGAAGGTACATACGAGCATACCATTTTTGAACCAAGACCCGAAGACTTCGAAAGAGGTGAAAGTAAATATAATGATAAAACTACGGGAGAGGAAAAGAAAATTCCACAAGCATCTGGAGTGGAAAACGTGATGTTATTATTTAAACATGCTATTGACGCAATCAGTCCTGCTATTGGAAAGCAGATTGATGAGGGGACCAAAAATCTTGGCGCCAAAGATTGGACGGACTTAAGAACCCTAGTATCTAAAATTCTAGATCTAGGAAAAGGGGCCGAAGTTCAAATTAAACTATTAACTAACAGCAAGGGTGAAGCTACATTCCCCGGTTATTTCTCAGGTATCAGTAAAGAAGGAAAAGCGTATGTACGTAACAACTTTATCGGTCACAAATTAGCATTCAGCGCTTATGAAATCTCCAAAGTTAATAACGCAGCAACAGCTAAACCTACAAAAGTGGATTCATTTATTCCAAATATCCCTATCAACACTGAGTCGACCAGTGGTTTAGATCTGGACTTTGAAATTGATGCACTATTATTGTAATTGATAAATCTTTGGGTCTCTAACACATTATAATAGAAAAGAAATAAGTGATGTATGAATTAGACTTGGGACCAAAGATAACAAAGGAACTTTTACTTTCAAAATATTCTCAAGAAACGTTCTTTGAACATTACTTGGGAGTTCCTGTTAAAAAAGGACTATTTGTTAGCCCTTCGGTCCTTAGACCAGACCACAAACCAACTTGTTCTTTCTACAAGAATAAATCCGGAGTTCTTAAATTTAACGACTTTGCTGGACCTACTTTTGATTTTGTTGGCTGCGTAATGCAGCTCTATCAATGTAGTTATTATAAAGCATTGCGAATTATTGCTAATGACTTTGGAATTATTCAAGTAGAAAAAATGGAGATTCATCCTCCTAAGATAACTTATACAGGTTATGAATTGGAGGAAACTTCTCGATCTGTTATACAGGTTGAGACGCAAGAATTCTCTAAAAAAGAGTTGGAATGGTGGTCAAGTTTTGGAGTTGGCGTCACAACACTAAAACGGTTTAAGGTTTATTCTATTAAATCTGTTTTCCTAAATGGAGTTTATTTCACCTCTTCTTCTGACTCCTCCCCGATATATGGTTATTTTGGAGGAGAAAATTCGGATGGAGATGAACTTTGGAGATTGTATATGCCGACTAAGCGAAACTATAGGTTTCTTAGTAATTGGAGCGCTACAATGATTCAAGGTGCAAAGCAAATGCCTAGGTCTGGAGAGTTTATAGTTGTCACAAAGTCCTTAAAGGATGTGATGGCATTATACGAATTCGGGATTCCAGCAATTGCTCCAAACAGTGAAAACTTATTCTTAACAGAGGCTCAATATGAAAAGCTCCAACAAAGGTTTAGTTCTATATATTTATTATATGATAAAGACTTGCCTGGAGTACGAGCTGCTCAAAAAATCAGAAAGAAGTTCCCTCTAACAAAAGTGCTTTTAACGCCCAAAGTTAAGGACTTTTCTGATTATGTTAAAAAATATGGAATGATGAAAACATTTAATTTAGTAGAAGAATGGCTAAAAGAAAGAGAGAAGAATCTGCCGAATGAGTAGAGGATAAGGTTGAGGAAGCCACGCCTATAAAGAAGAAGAGGAGTGGCAGTTACTCCAAGGCTAAAGGGTCCGCTTATGAAAGACAGATTGTAAATGAGTTGAAGGAATTAACCGGATCGAATGAGATATCGACAAGTCGGGCATCGAGCAAGAAGCTTGATGACATGAAGATCGATATAAATGACGAGAGTGGAAAGTTACCATGTTATTTTCAGTTAAAGAAAACACAGACAACTCCATCTGTTAAAAAGATAAATGATGATGTTGGAAAAATCGACAAACCATTGTGTATATTATGGAATATACAGGAAAAGAAAGAGGGTAATGTCAATATTACCTCCAATGGAGAATATGCAATAATACCAAAATCATTCTTTTATACTCTACTCGAGAGTTACTTAAAAGAAAACGAAGAATAAGAAAGGCGAACAAGGGTTTATAGTAGCTAATTTCCAAACCAGAAACCCTGAGGTTATAATATAGTCGACAGTCCACGAGGTAATTCTCTAGGAGCGTTGTTAGGGAAATTTTTTTAAAATACAGATATGAAAAAAACAAAATTAAAAATTGTACTGGACATTGATAATGTCGTAGCAAATTGGGTTCCAACCTTTTGTGCTCGATATAATTGTCCTATTCCGACTACATGGAATAATCCCCATGTTACGCCAGAACGTCTTGAAGAATTAAGAAAGGATAAAAACTTTTGGACATCTTTACCAGTTCTGCATTTTCCGGGCTTTCAACCAATTGGTTTTTTAAGTGCCAGGAGTATTCCAAAAGCTTGGACTCATGAATTTATGGTAATTAATGGTATTCCTGGCAGAGGAAATATCCATCAAGTTCCTTGGGGACAATCAAAAATTGATAAATTGAAAGAGATGGGAGCAGAGATCTTCATCGATGATAAGCTTGAAACATTCTTAGAATGTTCAAATAATGGTATCTTCTGCCTGTTAATGGATGCTCCACATAATCAAGGTATTTCTACTCCATATCGCATTTATGACTTAAATATTGATACTATTACCAAATTATGGCAAAAGTCACAATCCGTCCAGACTCCATCCAGATAATTAAGTTAACTGATGAAGAATATTTTCGGGATTATCCTGATTATGTTTCTAATTCAAAGTTAAGCTTAATTGATCCATCAGAAGGAGGTTCTGTAGAAAAGTATAATAGTGGATTTCAGAGTTCTTATTCAGAGTCTTTTGAATTAGGATCTGCTGTTCACTCTATGATTCTACAACCTGAATTCTATGAGATCTCAGAGATTAAGAAACCTTCTGGAAAGTTGGGATTGTTTGCCGACGAGATGTATAAGTATCAAGAAGAGATTATTCTTACTTTAAGAGAAGAAATGTTGTTAGCTTCAAAAGCAGTTGATTATTATGCTAATAGTTTTACTGAAAATCGTCAAGCTGCAGCACTTGAAGCTTGTATTCCTTATTGGAAAGCAAGAAAAGAATTTGAGGAAAGACTTGTGTCTGATAAAGAACAAATTCGTTTATCAGAAGCTATGGCCTCTAAGTTAGATATGTGTATGGGGGGAATTAATGGAAATAAGAAAATTCTAAATACATTAAGACCTACTGGAATATTATCAAATGCTGAGGTTTATAATGAGTATGCAATATTTGCTATTGTTGATATTGAACTTGATGATGGACGAACTGTTGATCTAGGAATTAAAGCAAAGCTTGATAATTTTACGATTAACCATGAAACTGAAGAACTAACTCTTAATGATTTGAAAACAACTGGAAAACCAGTTAATTTCTTCATGGGAAATAATGTGCGAGTAGGTAATGACTTTGTTTGGTATGATGGATCTTTTCAAAAGTTTCATTATTACAGACAAATGGGTGAATTACACGCCCCAACAATAGAAATATTGTAAGCAAACCCTTTTAATTGCTGGGAATTCCATTATTATCAGAATAATGGTGGACAATCAGCAGCTAAGGATTAAACAAAATAAATTTTAAAATCTTCTGATATTTATAATTTTTATATGACATTTATTTAATAACTTTGTAGTTATTAATTAAAAAGAAGATCTATGAAAAATTGTAAAATTATTGGAGAAAAATTCGGACCTTTTGAGGTTTTAGACACAGTTAGACATCAAAATCCAGGTGGAGGGATAGTTACTAAATATAAATGTAAATGTTTAAAATGTGGTGAAATTCATATTAAACAATTACATCATTTAAAAGGATTTAAAGGAGATGGATGTTTACTTTGTACTCCTAAATTAACTGCTTTACCTAGAGCATCAATACACATTAGAAATTACACTAATTACAAACAAAAAATTATTAGTCAAACAAAGCATGAGTTTAATTTAACTTTTGAAGAATTTGATTCATTAGTTATTAAAAACTGTTATTATTGTAATTCTGAACCTGTGTTTCCGGAAAGATTTAAAACTGAATTTAAAAATAGAGAACTTGTTTCTTTTAACGGAATTGATAGAATAGATTCTTCTAAAGGATATATTTTTGAAAATTGTATTCCTTGTTGTTCTGTTTGTAATAGAATGAAATCGGATATGATGCAATCTGAATTTTTAAATCATATAAATAAAATTTATAACTTTAATCAAAGTTCAACGACTAGTCCAATGGACGTAGCCCCAAGTGGTGGCGAAATGGAGGGAATCCTAACAGATAATGCTGAGGATTAAGATATAGTCTAATCTATATGGTAACATATAGCAGTTCAAAAGAGAACGCATACAAATTAACGAATTGTGTGGAATATAAATGATGTATCTTTGGCTCTTGAATTGTGCTATGCACTATACAAGAGGTATTGATTATAAACTCAAAGCTAATATGCTAGTAGTAGAAACAATTCCTACATTTCAAAGTAGAATTTACGCTGTGAAAAAGAAACATATTCTTCAAGGAATTGAAGAGTTCAAAAATTTATTAATACTTGTAGCAGAAAATGGATAGAATTGCAGTTGATTCAACGGTCACCAGCTTAGAGAAGTTAGAATATGTGGATAAACTTGATGCTTATAACAAAGTGTTTTCAACAGGAAACCTTGGAGTAGATATGGGTGATAAACTTGTTCTTATTTCTCTTGTTGCATTGACTTGGTCTAAGATGAAAGAAAAAAATCCACAGATATTACCATTAGACATTTTGATGACTTTAACAGGAGAGACAAAAAGTAATAAAGCTTTTTATCAATTCTTAGAAGCTTTATCAATAATTGTTACTGATATGTCTTATGGATGCACCAAATTTGATGCTTGCGGACTAAAGTCTTCGCAGGAAATTTTAAACAAAATTAAAGAAATATTAAGTACATGGCTCCCATTCTAGAAGAATCATCTCCCTTATTATTCTCTCTTGGTAGTCTATTTGATACTGAGGAAGAAACAGATAGACAAGAAAATGTTTCAATGTGGGTTCAGGACAAGGATATTATCCGAGCCTCAACCGATTTGACAATTCTTAAAAAACTCGAATCCGGAGTTTATTGTGTTAATTTTGATAGAGAGAACGGTCTTTATTGTATTGCCATGAAGCCTGTTTCAGATGAATTATTTATATTTTCGGACTCAATTACCTCAAAGCTTATGCAAGAGATTAATTTATTCTGGACAAAAGCTCCTGTTTATAAGGAGAATAACTTAATTCATAAGCGTGGGATCCTTTTAGAAGGATGCCCTGGTACTGGTAAAAGTTCTATTATTACTCTTTTATCTAATGAAATCATTAGTAAAGGAGGAGTTGTATTTAAAGTTACGGGATTTAGAAATCTAAATTACTACGTAGACTTTATGCGATATCAATTTAGAAAACTGCAACCAGATACCCCAGTAATTACAATTCTTGAGGATTTAGACCAATATGGCGATGTAGCTGAAGAGCTACTTGATTTTCTAGATGGGAAAACTCATTTAGATCATCATGTTATTATTGCGACATCAAATAATACTGAAGAAATACCTGACACTTTTCTACGACCTAGTAGAATTGACTTAAAGATTGAAATTCCTTTACCGAGTGAAGAAACTCGAAGAGAGTATTTTGTATTTAAGAAAGTGCCTGAGGCCGATATCGAAAAGTTGGTAGAGTTAACTGATAATTTATCATTAGCTGATCTAAAAGAAGTTTATATTTGTATTTACTTATTAGACTATAGTATCGAAGACGCTATAGAAAAAACCACTAAGCCCCGTGAAAAGAAGAATTACTTGCAATTTAATGCAAACGGAGGTAGTATGGCGATTTAACAAAAAATTAACATACTTTATAGCATTTTATTCAAACTAAAGTGCTATCTTTGTATTGATAATCAGATGAAATAACACTAATAGATAAAGAATAAATTTAAATTTAAATGTGAATGAATTATGAAAACAGTAGAAGCTCAAGGTTATAACAAAGAAAAAGCACTTGAATCAACAGGTTTAGACGTCCAATTGGACATGTTAAAGAACGCAACACAGGCTTGGAAGAAAGCTGGTTCGCCGATGAATACCAAAGATCTTAATAGATTTATGGCAGAATACATCAAACGTAATAAACTTGTAGGTGCATACTTAGTTGTTGAAGCCTCCTCTGACGACACTCGTCTTCGTCCTTACAGCGTTATCAACGAAACAACAAAAGGAAAACGCAAAACGACTACAACTTATCAAATTAAAGAAGCTGAATTGAAAGTTAAGTTTACAACTATGATTACTGACGAAAACGAAGAAATCGCAGTACCAGTTGTTGATGTAGTAGCTGTCGGAGCTGTTGAAGCTCGCGCAGACAAGAAAGACACTGCTCTGAAAATTATGAAAGAGCTTATCGAAGTAAACAAAAAAGATTATGTAGTTGAAATTGTTAAGGAAGTTACCGAAGGACAAAAATATGCCGGTTATGGCCAATATACACCTTCGAAATCTGCTAAACTTGGCAAATTCTTATTCTTTGTACAAGAATAATCATTGATTAACTAACTAATCACACAGGTCAGCAGTCGCAAGATTGCTGACCTTTTTCTTTAATATTAACGGCGTAACAGCTTATAAAACTAATACATGAACACAGACGTAACACACGATGCCACTATTGATGAGGCTATGCAGGAAAGATCCAGCATAGAAACCTTAAGAGATAGTGCAAACAGAATTACTGGATATAGATTTAGCATTTTAGTACATGATAAACCTACATTGTCTGGAGAGATGACACGTGAGGAAGTTGAGAAAATGTATAGATTGTATTCCCAAGAAGGAGCAAGTCTAACTCAACGTACAATCGTAAGAGAATTTCCGAATTATACATTTCCGCAATTCAAAAAGATCCTTCGAGCTTTTAACATCACCAAATCGTCTGCTCCGTTAGCTCCTCATACTCTAGAGGAACTTACAACGGAAGAGGCTGTAGAGATTGCTTTACAGAACAAAGAAAATGATTTCTTTAAGAAATTAGAGCAAGAAAGGGGTAAACGCACCGAACAGCGTTTAAAAGAAATTACAAAAGAGTATCAAACATTTAAAGAAAAGGCCAATGACTTTGAAGCCTTCTTCGCATCTTTAGACATTACTGCTCATATTGAAGCCATTAGGCCTCAAGAAAATGCAGATAAAGTTATTGTGGTATATCTAAGTGATATGCACATTGGTGCTGATGTTAGTAGATATTCAATCTTTGCAAATGAGTATAATGCAAAGGAAGTTAAGAAAAGATTAAACAAAGTACTTCAATCTGTTCTACAATTGGCTCAAATGACCGGAGCTACAGATATCATCGTATGTAATATTGGTGATTCTCTGGATGGATATGATGCCCAAACTACTAGAGGTGGGCATAATTTACCTCAAAATATGGATAATAAAGATCAACTAAAGAACTTTGTTCAACTAATGGTAGATTTCTTCGGAAGTCTTGCTAATAGTGGATACTTTATGTCGATTAAGTATTACTGTGTAGAAGGTGGTAATCATGACGGAGATTTTGGATATGCTGCAAATTTTGCATTGCAATCCTATCTTCGTTCAGCTGGTATCGAAGCTGTGATATTTGACCAGTATATTGACCATTTCAAATATGGTAAACATACTTTTGTCCTATGTCATGGTAAAGATGCTAAGGATGTCTTTAAAAATATGCCTTTAGTTTTAAGTAAAGGTGTAGAAAATCAAATTGATGAATACTTAGACTATCACAGTCTAAAAGGCAATATTCACTTTGTAAAAGGTGATTTGCACCAATCAGCAACCACTTATGGAAAGCGTTTCAGATACAAGTCTGTAGCTTCTTTATTTGGCTCAAGTGCTTGGATTCATAAAAACTTTGGTAATACCAAAGCAGCTGTTGATATTGACATTATTGATGGAGATAAGATTTTGGAAACAAGAGTAATTCTCAATTGATATGACAAGACAACGCATTCACATAGACTTTGATCGAAATGTAGTAACTGGAAAAGAGTTGAAGGAAGCGTTCTTTAGAACAACTCTGGCTCCTCTAGAAAAAACTATCGAACAAGTCTATGTGTCTAAAGCTCCTAAAGCAACTGATTTCCATGTGGAAATTGCTGCCGAAGGCCATAATGATGGAACAGTTTTGTTTTATTATAAAGGAAAGATTGCGTTTATGGGTGAGCAGGAAGTTAAAAGAAATGTTTCAGCAACTCGAACAGAGTTAAGTAAACAGCTTTTGCAACTTCTTCATTATCATTACCAAAAAGTAGTAGTGCCCCCCAATCCTCCTAAATATAATTATAAAGTCTTTATATTAAACAGTAGTAAATTCTTTGCTTATGTTTATTTAGAAGATTTAACAGAAGTTCTTAACCAGCTTGTTCCGTTATTTAAAGAGATTGAGTGTTCTGCTTCTCAGACTTGGAATCAACCAAGATTACAAATGGCCATGAAATCTATTATGGATAGCATTCCTATTGTTGTTCATGAGATTACAGATGGCTTTAAGTTGAATGATTGTTATCGAGAAATGTATTTACATTGTTTAGATTAATATGAAAGAAGTAATTGTTGCCTTAAATGAAGACATCAAAATCAATTTGCAAAAAATAAAATTATTGCAGAAAGAAATTGATGATAATAAAGTTGCTATTGCAGCTTTACAAAGAGTATGTAAACATGCTTACGGATGTACAGGTCATGATAGTCATAAAGACCATTTTACTTGTTTAATCTGTGGCGATACTTATAGTGCCTAGATATCATACTTATAGATACAGTTGTTAAACGAATTTAATATACCTTAATGGATATTACTGTATCAGAATTGTTGAAAGGAAAACCGACAATTATCAAAAATAAAGAGTTTTTCCAAACTAAATCATATGTAGAACCATTCTTAAATAAGATGGCAGCTCTTACAAGTGATTTTAGGATTCAAGTTAAAATGCCAGATCAAATAACTTTTGGTCCAGATGCACAAGACTTGACTTATAATAGAGTGTTGATTCAGGCAGTGATGCCTCAACAACAGATGGTAGATGGTCATGAAGAAGTAATTGGCTTTCTATATGGAATTGATGTCAAACGTCCTGTTGTAAAAATTTACAGAGGATATTTAAATCAAGCCTGCACTAATCTAACTGTATTTAATCCTCAATGGATTCAGATACAAGAGTTAGTTCCAGGTGATCCTATTAATTATTCTGCTATTAAGAATCTTATGGAGCAGACTAGTGACTTTCAAACTAGACTTCAGAAAATGAAAGAAACCACAATTGAGCGCGATAAACGTAAACAATATCTAGGGGAATGGGTTGATTACTCTTTGAGAGAGGCCCAAGATTATGGATTTGGTAAAGTCAAGATCGCTGTAAGTACTCCTATTGATGCCTATAAACAGTTGTTTATTGATCAAGATAGTGAATACTATATTCCTGAAGGAATTGATCCAACTTTGTTCGATGTTTATAATAGCTTTACTCAAATTGTTACTGACGATAAGAAAGATATTATGAATAAATTTGAGAAAACTATGATTATTAATCGTTTACTTAACGTCTAATGAAATTTGCGGTAGGATATATTAATTTCTTTGATAATGATCTTATTATTGAAGTCATTGAAGCTAATAACTGGAAATTAGCATTGTCTAAGCACAGTCATTTAATTAACTCTGGAATTGATTTATTTTTCGGAGATACATTAGAAAATGTAAAAGTGCAGGCTTTTAATTGTGATATGATGATTGATGTTGTTTTATTAGATGAAGATTGTTAAAGTTATCTATGATGATAAAACGAGCTTTATTCTAGACATTGTTAATAATCTAGACGTAAAAGTATTGATTGATAGTTTTAACATTGATGATTATCGACAAAAGAAAAAAGCTCTCCCAATTATGACAAGAAATGGAACTACTCAAGTTCCTCTTGTCGTATTTGCGGATGAAAACTTAGATGAATATGCTGCTATTTGGAGCGAAACAAAGCCAGATTGGGAATTAGAAATAAAGAAAATTTTAGAAAATGAATAAATATCGAATTTATTTAAACAATAATGATCTCACAGATAGTGTTGATATATCAGCAGATTATCCTCAGGTTATGGGAAACATAATCATCTTTTATATAGGAGATGAAGTTGTAGCAAGTATACCACCAGCCTTAGTTTTTATTAGATTACCTAAAGAAGACTAATATGATGATGTTTTTTACAGAAGATGATATTGTTTCCTTTGGAAATTATATGATGTCTTCATTAAGAGAAAGAAAAATCAGAGAGGCTGTAGAGCTTTCTGAAGACGAAGATCAAATCCAAGCTAGATTGAGATCAGTGAGTGATGCCGATCTAGGTAATTGGGCTTATCTAATGAATCAAGCTGTTGCCCAAGGTACAGCAAATAATCGTTCTGAAGAATAATGAAAGTAGATGTTGTAAATCAAGGAATTAATGAACTTCCAAAATATGCTAAAGCTGGTGATTCTGGAATGGATTTAAGAGCTAATTTTTCAAATGGTTTGAATGAAGATTTAATGTATGGCTGTGCTTTTGATACTGAAAGAGAAGTTTTGATTATGTTTAGTGGCGGTCGATGTGTAGTTTCAACTGGATTATACACAGCATTTCCACCTGGATATGAAATTCAAGTTAGGGGAAGAAGTGGATTAGCTATCAAGTATGGTATTCAAGTGTTAAATGCTCCTGGCACAATTGATTCTTCTTATAGAGGAGAATTGGGAGTAATCTTAATGAACTCGGGTAGTGAACCTTTTGAAATTGTACATGGAGATAGAATTGCCCAAGCTATACTTGCGAAAGTATGCTTAGTAGAATGGAATCAACTGGCAAGTCTAGAAGATCTTTCTGCTTCAGATAGAGGAAAGACTGGATTTGGTGATAGTGGTATTAAGTAATGATAATTGAAACAATATATCTAGTTACAAGAAATGCTCGAGACAAAGTTCAAGTAGTTATTGCTGAATTAGAACAAATTGGAAACAACTTTGTGATTCACAGAACTACTGGACAATATGAAGGAAAAATGACTGATCAACCTGAACTTGTTATTGAGAAAGGTAAAGCTAAACGATCAGTCATACAACAAGCAGAACTTGAATTTAATAGTATTGTTAGTAAGTATCAAGACAAAGGTTACAAAAGATTAGCCTCTCTTACTAATAAGAAGTTTGAAGATATTTTAGCAAGTGAGATGGACGCTTTAGTTCCTACTATAAAATCTGACTCATCAGGAAATCTAAAACCAATGTTAGCTAAGGATTACAATAAATGTCAGAATTCAGTTCTAGACAAAAGAATGTATTGTAGTCGTAAGTTAAATGGTGTAAGATGTATGATGAAATGGGGTGGCAATAATGTTGTAACCGTTTCCAGAGGTGGAAAGAATTACGACAATGCTTGTCAACAACTAACTCCACAATTAAGCGAGTATTTACGTTCACATCCAGATGTAATTCTAGATGGCGAGCTTTATCATCATGGTCATTATCTACAAGAATTATCTGGTATAGCCCGAAAGGAAACTTGGGACGAAAGATGTGAAATTCTTGAGTATTGGATTTATGATATAGCTGATGATAAAATGGAATTCGTAGATAGACTTGGCATTCTTAATGAATTGAGAGTTGAAACTTTTAAAGATCTCCAAAAAATTAAAGTTTTAGAACATTATCCAACTGAATGTTGGGATGATGTCAAACGGCTCCACGATAAGTGGGTAGGAGAAGGTTATGAGGGCGCAGTAGCTCGAAAACCGAACAAACCATATGAGTTTGGAAAGAGAAGTTCTACAATGATTAAGATTAAAGCTTATCAAGATGCTGAGTTTACAATTATTGATTATCGAGATGGTTTAAGAGATGAAGATTTTTGCTTCATTTGTGAAACTGAAGATGGCAAAGCATTTGCTGCTAAGCCTATAGGTGATCGAGAATTAAAGGCTGAGTATATGAACAACATAGATAACATAATTGGAAAGAAAGGGACCATAAAATACTTCGAGATTTCTCGAGAGGGTATTCCAATGCAACCAATCTTTCAATCAGTACGTTACGAGGAGGATCTATAATGAGCGAAAATTTAAAAATAATGGTTGAATCCAATGAACATGTTATCATTGATTTTTCAGCCGAATGGTGTGCTCCATGTAAGATAGTGGGGCCAATTCTTGATCAAATTGATGAAGAAAATCCAGATATATCTGTATTTAAAGTAGATATTGATGATGATCCTACAGGATTAACATCTGAATTTGCTGTTCGAAATATTCCTACCCTTTTATATTTTAAGGGTGGACAAGTGATTGATAGAACAGCAGGTTCTCTACCAAAAACAATGATTTTAAGTAAGTTTAATAAGTAAAGCTATGACAATAATTAAGCCATGCACATGTGAACATAAATTTCAAGACGCAATTTATGGAAAAGGTAAGAGAGTTCATAACGAAAGTTTTGACGGTAAGCGTTCTAAGTGTACTGTTTGCAAATCTGTAAAGAATAAGTAATATGTATTTTAAAGGAACAATAATTATAACAGATCCTTGTTATTTAGACATTGAAAATGTTGAAGATAAATTAGAAGGTTTGTTTGAAGAAACTGGATATGGTGATTGGAGTTGCACAACTTTTAAAGATACTCCTGAAGCCACTGCACTTTATAATGATTATAGTAGAGAATATCTTACGTTCTTTACTGCTTATAATTTTGGGCCACAAAGTCCAGAAGAAAAAGAAGTAATGCTTAACGAGTATATGGAAAAACATCAAGCCTTTATTCATTCGGAAGCTGTTCTTGGACAATTCTGTGCTGATGGAGGTATGGTTTGCGTTGCTCTTTTAGACGATGTCATGAAATTAAATCCTGAGTTTTCTTATGATGAAGAAAGCCATTGGATAACGGTTATTCCTAACTTTGAGGGAGATGTTGTTATTGATTGGGATGATTCTACAGATTCAAGCAAAGTTATTGGCAAAGGAAATATTAATTTTTATACTGCTCAGACAGGTTTATAATGGAAGACACAGAAATTATAGTAGCTGAAGAAACTCCAGTTACTGAAACACATGATTTGGAGTATCCCGAGATTAGTCTCGAGATGCTTCAATCTCGTGCGGCTCGGAAAGCATTTGGTATTAGATTTAAACCATATGTTCGTGAGACGCCAAAGATACAAAGAAATGACTTATGTTACTGTGGCAGCGGCAAAAAGTATAAACATTGCCACATGGAGCTTGATAAATTAGAAGAAAATGCCGAATATTTGCATTAACACTATCAACATCACATATTACGAAGTTGAGGAGAAAGAACTAAAAAAGATTTCCAGAGCTATTCGTGATAAGATTGATGAAAGATTTCTTATTTATAAAATGTGGGGCAAAGACGATACTCCTTATCATCTTGATGAACCTGTAATTATTACTAATTATGAGTTTGGAAGTGATTGGGTAGCTCCTTTAGAATTCTTAGATCAGCTTTGTATAGATCACAATGTAGACATTTGTGGTGTTGCATATGAATTTGAGGATGGATACGTCGAATCATTTGAACTACAAAATCGAATGGAAGACGGAACACTAGAAACCCATTGGGTAAGTATGGAAGCAGAAGACAGAGAAAATACAACTACATTACCACTTAGTGGTGATGAGTCTGTATTGGATGAAGATATTAACTTTGAATTACCACCAGATGAACAGATTTTGGAATAAATTTTCGGAACTTATTTATAACATACGTACTTATATTAAAAATATAATCAAATGGTCACCCATTCTTTGGAAAGACCAAGACTGGGATCATGATTATATTTTTAATACTTTAAGCTTTAAGATTGAAAATACCTCAAAGTATATTGCAGAGCATAAAAGGTACGTAGGTTATGAAAGAGATGTGGAAATCATGAATACTTGCGTTAGATTACTAAAGCTTGTTAAAGAAGAGGGTTATATGGTAGAGTATCATGACTACTATATAACAGAACTTTCTATAAAAGATCATAAATTAGAATCTAAAGTATTACAAAATAATTTAGATTTATATTTTGATAAATATCGTCACGAAGTTAGAATGTTTAAGAAAGTTGAACATCGTGAAGATGAATCCTATATAGCCCTAATGATAGGCTACCGCGTTCATGAAAAAGCTAGAAGAATTTTATTTAAATTACTTGAAAGAAATATTGAACGATGGTGGGATTAAAGAAAACAATAAGTGCAGAAATTGTAGCTGATTCTATTAACTCTATGGGAGATAGAATCACTTCATTTCTGTTAACTTATCCACGAATTATACATGCAGAACTAATGACTCATAGAGTTTTTAGTAGAAATTCTGCATCATCAAGGGCTATACCATTTGAGAAAATGGTTGAATCTGTCAGAACAGATCCTTTTATTCCTATTGCTTGGCAAGTTGCTCACAAAGGAATGCAAGGAACAAAATATTTAACTAAATCAGCACATGTTGATTTTCGACGTAGTCAATGGTTAGTAGCTAGGGATTCTGCAATTAAACATGCTGAAGAATTAAACTCAACTATGGGAGTTAGATATTCTATGGATGAAGATCCGCATCAATTAGCTGATACTTCAGTTACAAAACAACTTTGTAATCGTCTTTTAGAACCTTTCATGTGGCATACTGTTCTTATAACAGCTACTGAATTTGAAGGATTCTTTGAACTTCGTTGTCCTAAATATTTTGGGCAATATAAAAGTTGGAAAGATGCAGTATCTTCAGGAGCTACACTTGAAACTCCCTTTGAGTTTCGAATGAACGATTCACAAGCAGAAATTCATATTCAAGCTCTTGCAGAAGCAATGTGGGATGCGAGAAATGAATCTATTCCTATTAAGCTAAAAGATGGAGATTGGCATATTCCTTTTGGGGATAGAATTACTCTACCTCCGACCATTCCAATTGATGCAGGATATACTCTAGAGCAGGGTGTTGCAATTCGAAAAGTTAAAATAGCAACAGCACGATGTGCTAGATTATCCTATATGACATTTGATGGAGAAATTAATTATGTCAAAGACATTGGTTTACATGATACTTTGCTAGCTAGTCATCACATGAGTCCGTTTGAACACTGTGCTCGTGCAATGAATTCTGATGAGTATATTCAATTTGATAGAGCCTCTCCACGCATAATCAATGGAAAAATGAATAAGTTTTTTGTTGATATTGAACAGGCTTGGTGTAATAATTTTAGGGGATTTATTCCTTATAGATGGTTTATTGAAAATGGAACCAGTTAATTTACAAGAGTTGAAATCAATTAACGAGTTATTTGATTTCTTTGTCCACCATCACTATAAATGTAGTAAATGTAGTTCAGCAGTCTTTTACTCTATGGGAGAAGTGCAAAGTGAATTTGATGTTGATTATATAGATTGCCCATTCTGTGGACAATCTCAAGCAATTGATATTGATGAGTTTTTAATTAAAGGGCGAAAGCAATCTTTAATTACTAAGAAGAAACTTTTGCTTGCAGAAGATTGGGTCAGGGTTGTTCATGGAGGACGAGGTGATTATATTGAACTTGATAGAGAACAAATACTCTCTAATCTTGAGAATAAGTTTACTAAAAAATCCGACCAGGAGCTTTTAAATGGAGAGCATTTTTATGAATGGTTATATCCATCTGGAGATCCTGATTTAAAAATCTATAGACAGCTCAAAACAGTGACCTATGCTGATTATAAGATAGGAAAATACTATATCAGTGTTGACGAATTTCCAGATTTTAAAGATCCTGAAAAATTATTTTAAAATGAATAAAGAAGAATTTGTTAAGTTATTAGCAACCTACGAGAAATGTTTAACTAACATTCATGAGTTGTATAATGTCGGTGTTGATGTTACTGAGTCTAAATATGCCCTCCCAATTGAACCTATAGTGGACATTATTCTAGGTTCGATCTATGACGAAAATGGTGTAGATTGGATTAATTGGTTTATTTATGAAACCAATTTTGGTAAACGAGCTGAAATGGAAGCTCATGACGAATATGGTGCTCGTATTTGTCAAACAGTTGAAGCTTTGTATGATTTTGTAGAGCAATATAAAAAGTAATGAAGAAACTTATTTGTACAAATGATGGTCGCAATTACACTTGTGACCACGACACATTAAATCCTTTAGTTTCTTGTGGGGCTTGCTCATATCTTAAACAATATGAGGAACAAGCTCCACAGATAGATGGGGGAGCATTAAGATATAACGCTGGTAAGCGTAAATGGGATTTAGTACACTATAAATCTCTTGAGCCGATGATTGAAGTTTTGGAGTTTGGTGCTCTAAAGTATGCTCCAAGAAATTGGCAAAAGTCAATGAATACAAGAGAGATTTTGAATTCAATGCAAAGACATCTTGCAGCTTTAATGGATGGTGAAGAAGTAGATGCTGATTCTGAAATTTCCCATATGGGACATATTCAGGCAAACGCTATGTTTTATAATTATCACCATGAAAGGAAAGGCGAAGTTTAAGCTTGTTGCAGGCGATCCTGTTTTATTATGTTCTAAATGTAGTAAAATTATAAAGTACGCAAAGTACTTTTCAGAAGAAGACTGGCAAGCGTATAAAGGAGAGATTAAGCTCTCTCCACAGATTTGTGATGAATGTTTAGAAAAAGAACTAGATTATGAGTGATAAGCACAAAGAATCAATATTACCAATCGACTGGTTTGGTTGGGGTGGAAGATTTCCGCAATTTTATTTTTACTCAGTAACTTTTACTGAAGACTTTGGTGTTTTCAAGAAAGGTGATGAGTGTACAGATTTAAAAGTGAATTATGAAGAAGGAGTCGTTGAAGAAATGCTAGATGGTGTTTTAGGGCGAACTCAAAAATTCAGATGTTTTCCAATTCCGGATGATAAAATTGACTAAAAATTTTAATGTAGATACGCTTTAGAATCCCTGAGTGGCATTTTCTATGCTGTAGTGGAGACTTATATATTTCTTATCTTGAAAGTCCAAGGTTGGTCTTAAAATGAGTCAAGTGTATTTTACATTAAAGTAACAGTTTGGTCATGGCAAATTCTTATTGCGAAGGAATTTCAATAAGGATTTCGTAGTCATTGGGACTGCCGTTTATAGAAATGTCTGTAAACAATTTAGGGGAACTACGATGTGAATCGTGGTTCCCCTTATTTTTTTCATTCATTATATAAGTTATTTCCAATAATACTATTACTTTTGTAAGTAACTGTAAAATCACTATAACTATGGATGACTCAAAATTCGCTACTTTTAAACCTATAATAAATCAAGTATCTCAAGATAGAAATGAAATGGCTGCATATTATGCAGCTAATAATCTAACTCCTGATAATGATTATTTATCTAGATATCTTTCTGGAATTACGCCTACTATACCTGCGGTTCAGACAGCACAGAAAATATCTCCTGTGCCTCAAGTTCAAAGTATTAGAGACTTGCTTAATCAAGCAATAGCAAAACGAGTTGCTGTAAATCCACCAATTGCAGCTAATGTAGAAAATGTTGCTTTAGATGATAGACCTAAAGAAGCTATGAATTTCTTTATAAGAAAAGGTCTTAAAAAAGAATGAGCTGCTGGAATTGCTGGAAATTTATATCATGAATCTGGATTTGATACTACTGTTCCTGGAGATCATGGATCTGCTTATGGGTTAGCTCAATGAAGAGGTGCTCGTAGAGAAGGTTTAAATCAATTTGCTAAAGTACATAATACTGATCCCGCTGCTTTTGGAACTCAATTAGAATATATCTATCATGAATTACAGAATGGTGAAAAAGATGCATTTGCTGCACTTCAAAGTACAAATAATGTAAGAGATGCTGCAAGAGCCTTTGCCTTAAAATTTGAACGGCCTAAAGTTTATAATACTGAAAGAGCTGATACAGCCGAACTTTATTATAAAAATTGATAAAAATAAAATAGCCCGACCACTTAATTGTGATCGGGCTATTTTTTTTAAGATTGTTGATCTGTATCAATGAATTCAAAAGCTTTTACGTCTGTTAATAATCGTTTGATTGTCTTATCTCCATCCATAGTATCTTTAACATCACCCATAACTTTTAAACCATAAGTTCAGAATGCAGGCTCACTTCGAAGATTACCAAAAGTATTATTCCAAAGCATAGCTTCATTAATCATTTTTTTATTTACAGCCATTGAGAATGCTTTTGTTTCAGCAGTCATACCCTCAGGATTATCTCCAAAAGCAGCTTCTAATAATAATTTAAATAAACAAAAAACTAAATACATAAGAGCTCCATCAGCTAATCCATATTTTACACGATTAAGTCTAAGTTCATCTTGTGTATTAATATCTTCTGCAATTTCGGTAAATGATTTATGATCACATAATCCTTTATAAGTGTCTCGAATAGTTTTAGCCATTGAGAATACAACACCTTCATGAGGTAGTCCTGTTCACTCAATTAAAGGATCGCCTGTATTTTCTCTTACATGGTCAAACCCAACAATTTCTCCAGTATTTTCATCATGGATTGCTTTTCTCCATAATTTAATTTTCTTTCCATCAACTAACTCAGTAGCTTGTCTATGTACTCCAGTAATTTTAGTAGATTCGTCTACGGGTTTACCAAATCACATATCCATTTTACCTGGTCAGAATTGCATAAATTGAAGATATAATAATCCAAATACAGTGTAATGTCAAGAAGGAGATTGTTCTTTATCATAATATCCATATACTGTATCAGTATAAGATTTATAACTAGATCGTTCTTTTTCAGAATAAGCTTGATCAATTAAATCCTCTTCTCCAAATTCTTTCATCTTGGCAATACGTCTTTGATCATTAATTTCTTCTCTAATAACATCATACATTTGTTTTTGTTCATTATATTTTGTATCAGTTGCAGAAGGTAAAAAGATATACTTACCACTAGGAGCTCTATATTGTTCTCTTACACTTAAGTAATGAGAGAATCGTTTATCCTTTCTAGGATCATATGTAATAAAACCATTCTTATCTAAAGTGTGGGCATCCATACTTTCATCATGAATCATTTTAGCAACAAATAAAGACATACGATTGTAATAATCTGGAATTGTATTACAAGCATACATATAAGGATGTAATCCCATAAATATTCCTCGACGATTTGTTTGAATCTTTCTTGCGTATGAATTTAAATCCATATTAGCAAAGGCATAGAATTTATTTAATGCTTCTATTTTATTAAATTCTAATGACATTTGCTTATCAATGGTTAACATCATTCCTAATGCTTTTCCATAATCTGCAAATGTAAATTGATCTTTTCCAAAGAATTGAGTAGCAGCTAATGCAGCCCCTTTATACATTCCAATAGCTAACTCTTTAACTAAAATGGCAGGTCTAAAAGCAAGCATTTGTGCAGTTGTAATTTTCTTAGCAACACCGGCAGCACTAATAATATCTGAGAATTCTTTATCAATAATTGGTCTATCATAAAAGGCCATATCAATTCTTTCTTGTATGTATGTAAGTGCCTTAGAAACATCTTTATTTTGTTTAGCTCCAGTAAGTTGAATTCATCATGCATAATCATTTAAAACTGGCAGAATATTATCAACATATTTTTTTCTAACTTTTTCTTGAATTACTCTATGTGCAATAGCATCTAAATCAATTTCAAAACTCCAATCACCACGATCTTCAATTTGTTGAGCAATATATGAAGCAGACTGCTTTCCATATATTTCATACATTTCATAATAACCTTTTGAGACTTTTTCAGCTTCATTTCGATCTTTAGGATCCAATTCTCTGCCATCAACAAAATCTCTAACATTAGCTCCAAAAGTTCTTGCTGCGCGTTTTAGACCTTTGCCTCCTTCAGCTACAACTCCTTTATATTGACTTATAGTATTAGTTCAAATTAATGGCATTCTGAAGTACTCTCCATTTTCAATATTAAACATAATTTTATCGACTCATTTCTTTGGAGCTGTTTTTTGAATAGTTTCAATTGAAGTTGGGTCGATTTTTTCTGCTATATCATTAGGAATATGCATTAATTGTCTTTGAATTTTAAAAAGGATGTTAGTTAAATACTTTCTTTGTGCAGGAAGCATTACATTATCTTTTTCAAAATTATATGGATTTTTAACCTGTCATTTATTTGATAGTTTATTTCCTTCATGTAATCATAGTGGATTAAAGTGCTTACGATAATCACCTATCATTTGTTGTTCTAATTGAGTATAATGAATATCTGCATAATACTCAGTAGTGTCTCCATGTACTTGAGAACCTAATTTATCAATTTCATGCCGCATTAAACTGATACTACCTGTAATAATTCCATTGATTGTAAACAAATCTTTTGAAGCAATTTTATCAGGTGTTGTTGTTTTCAAACCACCAATAATACCAAGAATCTTTTCTTGTTCTTTATTGTATTCATCTAAATTATCAGAATAGAATGCTTTTAAAACACCAAAAAAATCTTGATATTTAATAGCATAATCACGCAATCCAGTGACATCTCCTTCAGGAACAATTCCATAACGAGTTAATATTAAGCTTTTAACTAATGCATATAAATATTCAGCCGGTCTTTTAAAGTCTACTGCCGAATTAAATGTTTTTTCACCTAAACCAAAGAGTTCTCTTAACCCTTTTTCTGCAGCTCTTAAATCTTCAAGAGGAGCGTCAAGCATATTACCTCTAATATTGGCAAAAAGATTATAAACAGATTCTTTTTCTTCAGAATCATAAGTACGTAGTACTCCATTAATAGCTTTGAAAACAACATCTTTAAATTCAGGAAGATCAGAATCTTTATTAATTCTAATTTGATAATTTTGTTTAGCAGCCACCTCTTGAAAATCACTAAATGCTTCTCGAATATTTCGTTGCTTACTTACACCTTGATCTACGTCTAAGATTACAATATCTTGAATCTTATTAAGATTTAGTTTTAAATCATCATACATTTCATTGAGTACAGCAAACACTTTAAAATATTCTGCATCTAAATATGTATATTTATTATCATATTTACTTAAGAAATTATTAGCAGTAATAGCTATAGGAATGATTTGTCCAGAAGAAGTATTACGTAATAGAATAATTCCTAAACTATCTAACTCTGAAACTGATTCAATAACTGCATATTGTCCATTAAGGTATGGTTGCAGTGCATGTCTTGCTTGTTTTTGTTGATTTTCACTTGATAATTCTAATTTATTAGCGTTTCCAGCATTAATAGCTACTGTAATTGCACTCTTTAATTGAATGACATTTCTATTATCCTTATTATCAAGAAAGGATAAGAATTGGTCTGCAATGTCTCCAGCTTTTTTAACTTTTTCTGCTTCAGTAAAGCTCGTAAAATTCTTAATTGCAATACGATTTGATTTAGCTGTAATTGGACTGTCTTCATCCAATGGATTTTCAGTAACAAATTGATCTAAATCAGCTTTGTTAACAGTAAAGTAAGCTTGCTTTAGGATATCCTCAACTAATTTTTCTCTATGATATTCTCTACGAGTTGTTCTAATTTTATACTTTGGTAATAAAGAGACTAATGTATTAATTAATCGAAGTTCTCTATCTGGATTAGTTTCTAATTTAATAGAGTCTGGAATAAATTTATTTGCAATCTTAAACAACATACCATCATTAAAAATTAATCCAGCTTTTGGATCACCATTTCTAACTTGTTCATTACCTTTAGTCAATGCTTTAGGATCTAATTTTCCTCCTACTAAGCTTCCAGTTTCAATTGGAATAATAGTTAAATCAGAGTGTGAAACATCAGTATATTGTCCTAATAAAGCCCTTTCAAAAGCTAATTGGTAATCAGATTGTAATTTCTTAGCGCTGTCTCACTTTTCAAAACCTCTTTTAGAGCTTTTAATTGAATAAATATGAGGAACTCCTTCGGAAGTTACTGTAACAAAATCAATATGTCCTGAGATATGAAAAGGAGGCTCTCCTTCAGTTGTTAATAAAATATCAAACATTGGAGTTCCTCTAGTAAATATTACTTTAGAAATTTCGTCAACAATACTATTTAATTTTGTATTTAAGTCTGTTGCTTGTTCAGCTTCAATTAAGTTCTCTGCAACAGCTTCTTTCACTGCAGTAGCTATTGTAAGTTTTGATTGAGCTCGTGGGTCATTACTTTCAAAGTCATCAGCAATATTTCCAACTGCATTCTTAATTGCAATAATTAGTTTATTAGTTTTTTCTTCAGCTTCCATTACTTCAAGAATATCTTTTTCATATTCTATAGATTCAGACAAAGTTGGATCTGCCTTAATTTCTGCTAAAGTCATATCTTTTAAACTATCTTCTGTATGTCCTGATTCAACCAATTTATTTACAACTGATTGATACACACGTTTTGGTGCATCATATTCAGGACTTAATCTAGAAGCTGATATACCCATAGGTTTGAGGGTTTCCTCATTTTGTTGACTAATAAATTTAGTCAATGGAATTCTTTCAAGCTTACCTATCTCATCTCTACGAACTATTTGCTTATGTATTGATTCTAAAGTAGAATCTTCAGCATTAGAACTATAGATATTAGAGTTTGCTAATGGAGTTTTTGATTTATAAAACTCCATTAGCACTCTTGCTAAAGATAGTGAATCCTGGTCGTTTACACTATATGTACATGCCATATTATTACTATTTACAATTAATTTTTATTTTCTTTTCTTTAATAGATTTTTGTAGCCAATCTCTAAAGTTAGCGTC